TACCAAAACCTTTAGGTTTGCCCCATCTTTTTTGCCAAGCCCAATTTTGAAGTTTTAATCCTATAGTTTCAATTATGCTTAATATTTTATCTATCATTAGTGTATACCTTTCTTATATCTTTGGCATAGTTTTTTCCATACACCAAACCAAAATTTTTGTGACCATTTAGATTGTGCTTTATTACAAGCACTAAATGCATTGTCTATAAGTTTTTGTTGTAATTTACTCGTAAGATTCAACTTCATATACTTTAATATATCATATCCTAAGTGGATTGTCAACTATCTTGTTGGAAAAGGTATACTTTTAAAAGCATCTATAACATTATCTATTGGTGATTTTGGTGTAGTATTTGTACTTGGTGTTGTAGTACAATTTACCAAAAGAATCAATAGTAATATACTAAGTGTTTTTTTCATCTTTTATCTCCAGTATTTGGTCTAATTTTACTTTAATTTCATCAGGATCTAATTCAGCTAATGATTTTTGGTCTGCATTTTCGCCAAATATTGATTTTAATAACACACCTTGTTTTTCTTTATACACTTCATTTTTCTTCTGTAATCTTTCAATTTTCTTTTCTAGTTCTTGTTCTTTATTTATTATACCTTTATTTCTTTGATATTCTTTAATAGATACGTTCACTGCGACCAACATCAATACGGCCAATGGGTCAAAGACTAATATTAAACATATAATAATAAACCTTACTGCTCTATCTAAGTTACCATCATCAGCATCACCAAATAGTATTTCTGCAACATACTTAAATGGCCCTACCTCTTTATCTATGGCCAATTGGTCTTTGTCGTATTTAAGTTTTTGATTTGATAAATCTGTAATTTTTTTAGATGAATTGGCAATAATATTATTAACTCTATTTCTTTCAGTGGTTTGTTTCTGTCTTTCTATAAGACCTTTATCAGCGTCTTTATCTATAACTTTATCCAATGCTGTATCTAATTGGTCTATAATCTTCTGAGCACCAGTAATTGCTTTCTTTTCTGAATCTATCTGTCTTTCAATATTCTTTACTAATAATCTATTACCTGTATTTGGTGCCGCTGTATCTAAATGTGCCTTTGATAAAAAACCAAAGATACCTATTGAAGTAATAAACATTAACATCAATACGGCTGACAATAGATATGCTCTTATAGATTGTGGTAATAAATCTAAATTCCAATTACGATATAACCAAGACACTGTTACCAGTTTGGCTATCTCTAATGTAACTCCCATTGTAATGACTGCCCAATAGGCACCAGCAAACAATGCTGCTAGTCCTAGTATAGAATAATAAGCTCCTACAACGGATACGGCAATACCTGATATGAAAAGTAATATCGTTAAAATCATTTAATTATTTGTCTAATCTATCTATTTCTTCTACTGTAGGTCGTTTAGGTACAACGATAAATTTTTCATTTGGTTTTTTTATACCTAAAAATTTTAGAAATTGTCTTGTTTCATTTACAGCACATCTATCAAAATAATCAGCTGTCATTTTTGATACTGTCATTCCTTTAATAAATTCTTTAATCTGTTCTTTATAGTTTTTTGATAAACCACTTTTATAACCTAGATGATAACTTAATCCTATAATTAGAATTGCTCCACTAAAAAATAGTACTTCGTTCATTGTTTCCCTTTTGTTTGTTTAAGTAATCTACCATAATTTGGCCACCCAAACTTATCGTGTGACTCGTCAATATATCTCCAACGTATAACGCCAGTATTAGGATTTCTCTCGTATATTTTTGGTCTCTCTTTTGTCATCTTTTAACTACGACCTTTCCATCTTGTCTTAATTTCTTAATTATATTTATAACTTGCTGTTCATAGTCTTTTGTAGTACTCCAAGCATCTAAACCTTTTGCTAATTCTATAGCATCAACTTTACCATACCATTTGTTTTGTTTATCTCTTATTTTTCTAAATTCAGCATATGCCTGTTTAGTATTAAGGATTTTAATGTAATCACGGACTGAAGCACATTTAGTATTATATGATTTAACACGCCAAGATAATGTATCAGTATAACCGTGTGGCAACATACCTGCGTCTTTATTCCATACTCGTATACCGAACAAATTATTTCCTTCACGAGCAAATCTACTTAGACCTGCGTTACTCTCAATAATGGCCTGAGCAATAATCAGATCGTCTGGTATTCTTTCACCTTTATGTAATTCTAAATTAAGATAGGCGATACACTTTTGCATTGTTTTTATAAATTCTTCATCTGAACCTACTGTAATTCTTGGTTCTGCAAAGCCAATTTCTTTTGCCCATAAAATAGTTTTATCAGCAGCTTTTTCTTCTATGTTTATTTTAGATATATAATTAGGATAAAATGTACCGATACCAAAACCTATCAAACATATACCGGCAATTGCCATTATCTGTCTAGTGTGAAATCGTATCTTACGTGGCCAATGATATTTTAAATACCACTTTAAAGGTCTATGTTTCATTATCGTTTACTTATGATATACTCGTAATGATACTGCGAAGCATCTACTAACATACCATTATCTGTTTTTTCTAAGTATTTAACTTTAACTTTCTTCTGTAAGAATAATAAACGATTGTCGTTTAGATATTTTGACATAGTGCTAAATATTTTTTCTGATTCTCGTTGTGAAAAATTATTCAATACATCTTCCTGAAAGTGTCCTTCATAATAAACTTCTTTCTCACCTTTATTTTTAAACCAGGCAAATTCTTCTACCTTCTTTACTGCGTTTAATATGATTGGCTTTAGATACTCGTCTTTAAACTTTTTTATTTTCACTTCTGTCATTATATATCCTATGTTGTTTTATAATTTTAAACCTACACTTTTAAGTTTTGGTTTGAAACTATAAAATAGTTTGTTGTGGGCACCATTATCATTTATCTGTGTAAATTGATAAAGATGTACCATTTCGTGGGCTAACGTTTCCAAGAAATCTTTTTTATTATCGTATTTAATATCCATTTCTAATTTATGTACTCTAGTACCTTTTCTTTTGAAATCTAATTGAATTACTTGTCCCATACATCTTTGATATTTAAGTTCTTTAATTTCTATATCATTAAACGGTGATAATTTGCTATCAAATAATCCTTCGTTGAGTATTGTGAAAAACTTTTTAATATCTTTATATGTGGTTGAATATTTGTCTTTTGAAGATAACAATGGCATAAGTTTCTTTTTAACTGCTAAAACTTTTCTTTTTGTTATTCTTATCATACATTACTTACAATCGTCTTTTATCTTTGTGTCTTTTAGTAAACTGCATTTATATGATTTGTCTGCTTCAAGTCTTAGTTCTGCGGCCGCTTTATCTAATATAGCGGGTAAGTACTTCTGCAATATATTAATACTATCAAGAGCGAACAAATGGGCTACTCGTGCCAGTTCTTGTTCCATCAATTTAGAGGCATCAATCGGTTGACCAGATACCTTTTGTGTTATCACGTGTCCTATAACAGCCGTATTATATTCACTAGCCTTAACCGATTTCATAAAAAGGGTTAAAAGGCCATACACTAGTAAACCTAGTATAGTGATATAAATTAAAAACTTCTTCATATATTTATTGTTTGTTGTTTATATGGATAAGGTAACACTTTAATGTGTTTAGGTCAAGTGTTATAAAAAAGAAATATGTGTTTAGAATCAATGACTTGAAGTCATTGTTTTTAAAGGGTTTTTTAGGAAAACCCTTAAAACCTTAGTTTCTTATGAATTGGTCGTTCCAATTAAAGGCTTCTTTTACACAATTTTCTGTAAGGCCTTTATATGTAAGATTCAATTTTTTGTCTTTTATGTCAATTAATACTTTAGCATCATCTTTATGTAATGCTTCTAGCATTTGTATAAAAAGCATTTCTTTTTTAGCTTTAGGTATGTTACTACCACCTTTTATAAAAAGATATAACTTTCTTGCTTCATCTAGTAAAGATGTGTGGTCTGTTCCTTCAGGTACATCATTTTGTATAAATGGTGGATTTCCTTCTGGTATATCCCAAACAATTTTAGGGTCAAAAGCAGCCTTTAACAATTGTCTTAACGGTTGACAATCATGTTTTTTTAAGACTTCAATTTTTTTAGGTTTATCTTTTGCGTTATTTACTTGTGTAAATATTTCGTGTGCTAAAGGTCTAGCGTTAGTGGCCGTACGAGCTACTGACTCCATTCCTTTTTTACTCATTAGGCTTGAGTGCCTAGGTGTTTCTTGTTCCATAATTACTCCAATATCCGAATATTAAAAATCACCAATGTTTGTCATCAATGCTTTTAGTTTGTGTTGCATAAAATAAGGTAACAGTTTGGACCTGTTAGGTATCTTATACTCTCTATATGTATTTATAATAGTTCTTTCAAGCTCTTTTGGCATACAAGAAAGGTCTATTAATCGTTTGTTTCTCTCGTAATATTTACTGGTTTCACTGCCAAGAGGTATATTACTAACGTTGGCCCATTCTTCAAGTCGTTTCTTATTAATAGGTCTTTGTTTCTCACCTGTTAAAAAGATGTCGTCTGGACTTAATATATTAGGTATACCATCTGAACGGTCACCTTTTATAATCTGTTCGTGTAAAAATTTCTTAGGATCTAAACCTTCACCTACAAATACCTTTTGTATAGGACTATATTGTTTAACATTTGTATTTGATTGTAATTGTATAAAGTCTTTATCACCACTGATAATCATAATAGGTTCATTTGTATGATTGAACACCAATGCACCTATAATGTCATCTGCTTCGGCCTTTTCTATGTACATCATTACATATGGAAAGTTTTCTGCGATTTCGTTTTTGATTTCTGTAATACAATTGAATATGTTATCCCAATCTGTGTCTGAATCTACACGGCCTTTTCTGCGAGCGTGTTTATAATTAGGGTAAATATCTCTACGCCAAGGGTCACCTGCGTCAGCACATAATACCATAGTGCCATATTGTTCTTTGAATTTTAAATTAAAACCTCTTAATGAATTAATGACCATATGCCTAATCATTTCTTTATTTGGTTTAATATCCGATTTACCTCTGGTCTGTGCCATAAGGTTTGATATTAAAACTTGATTTAGGTCTACTAGTATCATTTTATTTTGTAACGAAGGCGAGCGTTATATATTTCTCGCCTTCATCATTTAACTAATTACGCATTGTAAGCGTATGAAGTACCGTATAGTTTTTTGATACCAGCAGCGATGATCGCTTTTGATGGTGCACCAAGTCTATATGAAGTACCTTGAGCAGTTTTGTTAATATAAATCATATTACCAGCTGCTCTCAATTTATCTACCATAGCTCTTGGCGATGTTAGATCAAATTTAGTTCTTAAAGTTTTCCAAGATACTGATTTCCCAGTTTCTAGTAACTCTAATACTCTTTGTGTTTTTGAAGTCTTGCCACTTGCAAGAGCTCTTTTTAATGTTTTTAACATTAGTTTCTCCTTGTGTTGGCTATTTTACAACCGGCGACGGCGATTCCATTAGGAATTTCGTGTGATCTACTTGTCATCTGTTTCTTCAGGTAAATCAAAATCTGCTTTAAAATCTGTCCAACCATCATTTGTTTTTTTAATCTCATCTTTTACATCTTTGTTCAATGGTTTGTGTGGCTTGTGATTTTCTTCTGGCAACACTTTATTATAATCTATTACAACCTGTGGGCCAAATCTTGTAATTTTTACATCTACAATTTTATCAGCAAGTCTTTGTGCTGGGTGTGTTACGTCAAAATCTCTATATATCATACCTCTTAACATATCTACTAATAATCCAAAGTCTTTTGTAAATTCTGGTTTATCTGTCATCATAGCCATTTCTACGAATTGTCGTAGTATATTCATAGCTATTTCATCTACATTTCCTTCTACAAATTCTTTTGTTCTATCTACTCTTACCTTTTCACTTCCTTCAGGATTTTGTCTTGCTGTTTCTTTATTAACAATTCTGTCTGTTGGAAATAAAATAATTTTATCATCAGTCATATGTAAGTTCATTACTTAATAGGTTCGCCCTTAAAGTTAACTAATTTTTTATCTATTAGATATTCTATTAGTTGATTATAACCACCTATTAATTCACCATTTATTTTTATTTGAGGCATTGATCTTACTTGTTTACCAGCATCTTCAAATAGTGCTTCAATATTTTTAAAATCTTCAAATTTTTTTTCTATGTAGGTAAGGCCAAGGTTATTTAATAACGATTTGGCCTTAACACAATAACCACAGTTGTTTTTACTGTACAATATAATTTGAGATATATCACTCATATTATTGTACAGTTTTATCTTTTACTGTTTCTTTAAAAGCTTGATCTGCTTTTTGTTTTAAGTTATAAGAGTCAACTACTTCATTTATTGTGTAGTTATACATCTTATTAAATTCACCTAAAGGCAATCTTAGACCAATCCAAGCTCTATAGTAACCTTTTGTAGTTGAAGTTACCTCTTGAGCAAATATTTCATAACCTCTTACAGGTGTATTTTCAATTATATTTACAAGAGTAGATTCAACATCTGTTACTACACTCTTAGTTTCGTTCTTACCAAGTTCTGTTATAAACTGTTTAGAACGTTTGTTCATTTCGCCTTTAATTATATCTGCCATTTCAGCTTTTGCAATCATTTTTGCTTTCTCAATTGCTAAACCAAGGTCTGGTGATACTGACGTACCGACACCAAAGATACACTGCTTCTCGTTAATGTCTTGCGAATTAACGTTACAAGCTTTCTTTTCTTTGAAGTCCATCATATACCAAGATGGCACTGTATCTAAAATTTTTTCAGATTCAGCTTTTATCTGGTATGTTGAAGTAGAGCAAGCACCTAATATAAGGCCGGTTGCTACTATCATTATTGTTCTTATCATCATATAGTTTTATTTTGTACTCCTTTTTATATCATATACTAATTCTTGTGTTTTGTCAAGTCCTTTTTGCATATAGCCAAAAAACTCTTTACCAGACACGTCAAATAGTATAACCCAAAGGAGAGTTAATATAATAATGTTTTTAAACATTATTGTACCTCCCATTCACCGTTTTTGTTAAGGCACGTCTTTCCAAACGATTTAAAGACGTGATTTGGTCTACTATAGTATCGGCAATATTCAGGTGCTGATATATCTCTATAGTAAAATTGTGCAAATAAATCCCAATAGCCCGGCGTATTAATGCCTCGTCTACCGTCTGCACATTCCAGAATTTCTTGTTTAATAATATCGTCACCGTTTTGTTTAATTTCAATCTTTACGTAACAATATTGGTCATCTACTTTTTTAGGTTCGTAACCTCTTACTGTATCATATAATACTTTGTTTTGTTCTTGTTTCACTCTTTTAAGTGGTTCTCTTTCTTCTTCTGTAATCTCACCTTTTGGCATTATAAACTTTTCACCTGCCGTGGCTCTTGATATGAATATAGCTAATAAAAAGTATATAAGAAGTATT